CTGCACACGATGGGCGTGAACATCACCGCTATCGCAGGTGATGGGAAGGCACCAAGATACCAATGGAAGCAGGATGTGGACACACGGCAAGACTATGACAGATTGAAGCAACTTCCGTGGGGCGGCTATACGGCAAAGGACGGGACGGTCGTTCCGGCGGCCGGGCGTGTAGGTATCCTGCACAGCAACGCGGTCGGTTGCTGGCGGTGTTTTGATATAGATGCGCTCAAAACCCCTGACGGGAGCAAGATACCCGTTGACGCTGCTTTTGCCCATCGCCTGCTGCTCGCTATGGAGCTTCCAGCAGATTATGCATGGTGCATGCGGTCTGGCAGCGGCGCAGGCTGGCACGTCTATGTGCGCTGCCAGGATGACTTGCCAGCGGGTTTGACGGAGAGCACGAAAGAGAAAGGGGTGTTTGTCGGCATTCCGCATATCCCAGGCGATTTCGAGCATATCGAATTGCGCTGGAACGGCGTGCAAAGCGTACCGGCATTCGCCAGCGTTGACGACGTGCCTGATGAGCCGCCTGCGCTCGTGAGTAGCGAGCAGGTCATCCGTGCCTTCCATGCCATAGCCCAGAAGCCAGCCCCACCAGCCCCACCAGCAGCGCAACCCGCAAAGCCGCACACGAACACGAACGGGACGCATCCGTACATCAAGCGGGCAGTCGAGGGCAAGCTGGAAGATGCGTGCAACCGTTTGCGAGATGCGGCTGATGGGCAGCGACATCGCACACGGCTTGAAGAGGGTAAGCTGGTGGGAGGCTTGCTGCACTATGGGGTGATAAGTGATAGCGAGGCAATAGAAGCCCTGTACAATGCACGGATACCGGAAGGCGACACCAGGAAAGAGCGGAAGGCGATTGAGGACGGCATTGCAGCGGGCAAAGATGAACCAATCACTATTGAAGTCCCTGCTGCTGGCCCTGGGAGTTGGCCTGGGCCAGGCCAACGCCAGCAACCCACCAGGGCGCACGCGCCGGCGCAAGCTGGTGGGGACGGCAGTACGCCGGCCGTTTCGCTGGCGGACAATCTTCCGTTGATTGACCTGCACCTGGTGGGGGATTGTGCGCAAGCTGGCGACCAGGGTGATGCAAGGCTATTGCAAGCCCTGTACCCAGATAACCTGATATACGACGTGAGGGAAAAGTGCTGGTATGTGTGGGCTGGACATTACTGGCGCAAGGATACGGTCGGGCTTGTGCGCCGACTGCTGGCAGGGCATGTGCTGGCGCAATATCTCATGGCAGCCGCGCAATTCCACGCAAAGGTTATCAACCTTGAAGACCCCAAAGACGACGTTGAAAAAGATGAACTGAAAAAGGCAAAAGCCGCACTGGAAGGTTGTCATGGGAAAATCAAGAAGCTGAACCAGACCGGCGGAACAAAGAACGCGATAACTTTTGCGGAATGCTACCTCCCATTTGAAGGCGAGTGGGATGCGCAACCCTATAAGTTGGCGTGCCAGAACGGGGTGATTGACCTGAAGACCGGGAAGCTTGAACCAGGCAAACCAGCGGACTACATCCGAACTGCGACACCAGTAGAGTATGACCCGAATGCAGAATGCCCACGGTGGGAGCAGTTCATCTCCGAGATTTTACCCGACCCGGAAACCGCTGCCTATCTGCACAGACTGCTGGGATATGGCATAAGCGGGCTAACAATAGAGCATATCTTGCCTGTTTTGTGGGGGCCAGGCGGACGCAACGGCAAGGATGTCCTGATGCGGGCTGTGCAGGGGGCTATGGGGGCCGCTGCTGAAAATGTGCATCCTGACATTGTGATGGGCCAGGATAGAAGAAGCGGGGCAGCAGAACCCCACAAGGTCTCATTGCAGGGACTACGCATCGCCTTTGCCAACGAGACCAGGGAAGGGGCTAGACTGAATGAGGAGCAGGTCAAAAACCTGACTGGTGGGGGGAACATTACTGCCAGAGGGTTGCATGAAGACCTACGAACCTTTACGCCTACCCATTTGCTGTTCCTGATAACGAACTGGCTGCCACGTGCCAGCAGCGAAGACACCGCTTTGTGGGAGCGGTTGCGGGTTGTCCGCTTCACCCAGCGGTTTGTAGACAACCCCGCTAGTGAGGGCGAGCATCCCAAAGACAGCTTGCTGGCGGAAAAGCTCGCTGCTGAACGGCAGGGTATCCTGCGCTGGCTGGTGACAGGTTTCCTGGCGTACCAGCAGTTTGGGGATGCGCCACCAAAAAGCGTGCGATTGGAAACCGACGCAATGCGTGAAGAGAACGACATTATTGGGGCGTTTATCGCTGATTGCTGCGTGGTCAAGTCCAACGCCAGCGTGAAAGCCAAAGACTTGTATGAAGAATACAAGCAGTGGTGTACCGATAACGGGAACAAACCATTTTCCGGCACACGGTTTGGGAAAAAAATGTCTGCCCGTTTTCAGAAAAAACGAACCGAAGAAGGGATGACCTACCAGGGTGTGGGGGTGCTTGCAGAAACCTCAACCCTACATTCCGCACACCAACCCTACATTGACGATTTACCCCATTCCAGTGGGGAATACGTAGCAGAAGGTAGAAGGGGGGATGTAGGGTCTGTAGGGTTTGGCAAAAGATTTGAACTAAATCCCTACATGAGAGAAAAAGTTTGCACAAACCCTACAGACCCTACATTCCAGGAGACACCAGACAAAGATTTACCCCATTCCAATGGGGGAAAAGAGCAATGTAGGGTTGAAGACGGCGGGGATAACCATGCACCAGAACCAGAAGACGAAGAAACCAGTTCTACTGCCTTCCCAGACGGCAATGGCGATATTTGCGTTGGGGCAAATGAACAATGTAGGGTTGAAGACGGTGGGGAGGGTTCTGCCAACCCCCCCCGGCAAGAAGCAGCCGCCGCCAGGTACCGCGAAGAAGACTACCGGCTTGCGTTGCTGGCTCGCCTGGTCAGGCCAGATACGGGTAGGGAAGAACGTTCCAGACTGTACCAGCTTGAAACCAGCGACCTGGCAACCCTGGTGTATCCACCCCTGGTGGAGCGGGGAATGACAGATGAAGCGAGGGGGCTGGCCGACATGAGCAGCGAACCCACGGCGATGCACGGTTTCATAGATGCGCTGCTTGAAACAACTGAAACCGCATGAAAAAGGAGCACGAGATGATACGCATTGAATTGCCCTTTCCCCCATCAAGCAACACGGCATACGCCGATAACGGACGTCGTGGCGGTCGTCACTTGTCCAAGAAGGCGAAAGCATGGCAGGATGAGGCGATACAGCTTTGCAGGCTTGCTGTGTGCCACATAGAGCCGCCTGAACGGTTTTCTTTGACTATCGGGTTATGGTTTCCCACCCAGGCCCGCAGAGACGTGGACAACTACATCAAGCTGCCCAAAGACGCGCTTTGTGCTGCGTGGGGCATAGACGACGATTGGACACGTATTCCACGGGTGTGTGTGGAGTATCGAGGCGTGGTCAAGGGAGGGTGGTGCGTGGTGGAAGTGGAGGGTTTGACAGGCTATTGCTAAACAGGTATACTGTACCACATTAGCAATAGCCCTCACACGGGTGGGGGATAAAGTCAAAGGAGCGAAAGATGAAGAAGATTATGAGGCTAACGCGACACATGTTCACGGATAAGCAAGAGATAGCGTTGACCACGGCATTCGGTTCCGTCAACATTACCACGGTCAACGAAAGTTTGCCTTCGACACCGCGTGAAGCGGTGGAAGCATTTGACGACCTGGCTGCCCAGAGCTACGCAGACGTGGTGGAAGCGGTGCTTCCGATAAACTTGCTCGAAGTCATCCTGAAGCACAGTACTTTCTGCAGGAATGGCGGGCAAATCATCCGTAGCGTGATGAACCGTACTGTTGACGATGAAGGAAACGCGACATTCACCTTCTCCCACTACGAGATCATCAAGGCGGTCAATATCGAAACCGAGCGGCTTTAGTTTTTATGTGCGGGCGTACCGAGAGGTGCGCTCGCTTTGTTTTTTTACAGCGAAAAGGAGCGAGATATGAAGATACATAATATTGGAGGGAAACTAGAAGAGGGGGCTAAAGGACATGCGATTGTGATAACCCCGGACACGAACGGCCCAAAAACCCGCAGTTTGCGGGTTGCGTTGAGTCGGGAGTTCGGTGGGGAGGTACCAGAGCGGGCGGACGTAGGGAAGGTGGGGGCAAAAAAAGACCTGCTGATGTTGTTTCCTGAAAAACGACAGCAGGATGACCGCCACCTGGTTATTGCGGGGTTCCCGCGGCCAGGCCATCGACGGGGTGCGGATATCAACAAGGAGGAGACAACCGCCACTATACTCGACCAGAGCCACGGATACGGGGCTTTCGGCTCTGGTGTCGCGTTCATCGCCGTGCTGGAAGAGGGCCAGCGAGTTGTCTCGAATACGTACCGCGTCATCTGGGCGGAGGATGGCGAGGTACGTAACGAACGTTTCACACAGGCTGAATACATCGAGTATTTTAAGGGGATTAAAGACGATGACGTGGAGTTGATCTGATGCCGGCATACAACTTTAAAGCCCAATTCGCAGACGCGGTAGAAGCTGGCCGAAAAGTCCAAACAATACGCGCACCGCGCAAGAACGGTCAGGTGCCACGGGTCGGCCAGACCGCATATCTGTACACGGGCATGCGGTCTTCGGCATGCCGTAAGCTGGGCGAGGGACGGATTATTGGTGTCGAAAACATCCTCATTGACGAGGACGGCGCATTTATATCGGGAGTGGACATTCCGATATGCGACGCGCTCGCCAATGACGGGAAGTACAAAGTTCTGGGCAAACGTGACGCTTTTGCCCAGGCGGACGGCTTTACTGATTGGCAGGATATGGTGGGGTGGTTCCAGGCCACACATGGACTGCCATTCGAGGGACATTTGATTATGTGGGAGTTGTTGTGATGATAGATACAATTATATCGGAAGTGAGGAGCATCGCTCCGCAACTTCCGACTGGAATTTTCGATATCCGCGCCGCCGAGAAGCTGGCGGATGAAGAAGAGGAACTGGCCGAGAAACTCGCCGAAGGGGACAATGTAGGGGCGTTGACTGAGCTTGCCGACGTAACCTACTATGCCGGCAAGTCCGTGATCAACGGTCTGATCCCCCATTCCCAGGCAGAGCAAATCACCCAGACTGCCTGCAATCAGTGTGGCGTAGACATGCCCACGGCGTTGCGCGTGATGCAGGCAAAGTATGCCAGCCGCTTCGCGACTGGCAAACGTGACGACCTGGAAAGGATTGCTGTCATGGCCGCAGAGGCAGAAGAAGGGGGGCGAGATGATGAGACACATAATAAAACTTAGTCTGGTGCTGCTGGCAGTCGTGACGACATTCTTCGTCTACGACACCATGCTGATGGTCGCCCCGTGGTGGGTTGCGGTCGCGAGCAGCGTGAGCCTGGCAAGCGTCTACGTTGGCCTGGCTTTCACGCCAATCCCACACCACCAGCGGGGCACTGCTGTAACCATTGCCGGTAGTGCTCTGGCAATCGAGGCCAGCATGGGCATTGTCCATGCTCTGAGAATAATGGCCCCAAGCTTGTTCATAGACATGCCGATGTGGGCAATCATCGGTATGTCTGTACTTTTTGGCGTCCCGTTTTCAGCACTTTTGTTTGCAGTCGCCCACTTTGTCGTGCATCAGCACGGCGGTGACGACGATAATCCGATGTCGCAGACATTGGGGCATATCGCCGTAATTGCCGAGGCAAGCAACGCCAATGCCCAGGCAATTGCCAGGCTTGCCTCGGCAAGCGAAAATGCCCCGCAAGCCTTAACAAAGACCAGCACGGCATTTTCTTGTCCGAACTGTGGTGGTGATCTGTCGCAGGGTCAATATGGAGCCGCGATGCGACACGGGTACTGCTCGGCGTGCAAACCGAACAACAGGAATGGACATAGTCACGAACAAATTGAGGATATGGAGGTGGAGTTGTGAACAAGGATGAGCGTATTTTCCGGGTTATGACTGCCCATACCCACCGTCGCAGTATTGCAAGCATCGTCGGTATCATGGTTGGAGGTATCTTGATTGCCCTCGCAGTTGGGGGGTGGTTGGTACAGGGCTTCAACCCACTCGCAGTTGGGTACGGGTTGTTGGTGGTTATTGTTTCTTTGGCGATGAAGTAGTAGTGTTTCAGTGTTTCAGTGTTTCAGTGTTTCAGTGTTATTCCGCTTGATAACGGCAAAAAACACTGAAACGTTGAAACGTTGAAACACTGAAACACTGAAACAGGAGGGGTGAAGATGAAAGAAGGAATGGCTATGCCGTCACCAGCTACGGCGGCTAAGGTGCGGGTTCAGGCAGGATTGATACCAGGCGGGCGCGGGAAGATAGCAAAAGCCCGGAAGCCCTACCTGGTTCTCGTTGCGATTCTTGCGTTCGCAATTTCATATGGGGGCACCGCCAGCTTGTTCAGCAGACTGGCAGGGATGATGGGGCAAAGCACGACGATGGGACTGGCTATTGGACTGCTGGTGTCGTTGCTCCTGACTTTGGGGCAGTGGCTTTTTGACGGCAAAGCCTACTATGCCTTGCTATTTGCCGACGCCATCGGAACATGGTTGGCGTACTGGCTCTGGTGGCAGCAGGCATACCGGGTATGCGTGTTTTTCGTTGCCAGCAGTTTGGGCAAGCCCTTGCCGGCAGTGGACAGCAGTCAGACTATCGTTGCTGGTATTCTTCTGGCAGGGATGGCGGTATTGGTAGCATGGGTGCCAGAACGGGTGCTGCTTGGGAGGCGATAATGAGCGAGTTTGAAATCTTTCTCATTTCGATACCGGTTGTGCTTTTGACATTCTTGCTGGCGTTCTACGTTTTGCCGTGGTTGGGAGACCTGATGGAGCCACGGCAAACCTCTAATGTACCGGTACACACACCAGAGGTGACGGCACACACACCAGGCGACGCCACCATCGTGCCAGCATCCGCGGCCAAAGCTATGGCAGTAACAAAGCCCCACCTGCTGGTGGTGGGGCATACAGGCGGCGGTAAATCGGTACTCGTGAGGGCATTTGTAAAGCAGCTTGCGGATAATGGCGACCAGGTCGTGGCTCTCGACCCTGATGCTGCACCACGCCACTATCCTTCTCCTGTCCATCTCATCAACGATGATGAGCAATGGGGCGCGGCTATTGCTGCCGTTGCCGCCATCTTTGCCGAGCGCAACGAGGCGTACCGGGAGGGAACGGAACGCTTTGCAACGTTCTGGGTCGTGGCCGACGAGTGCCAGGAGCTTCTTGCCGTTGACGGGGTGCTCGATACCATCGAGCGCATAATACGTCGTGGGCGCAAGCTCAATATGCGTGTCCTGCTGGCAGTGCAGGACAGCCAGGTCAAGACGTTGGGGTTGGAACGCAAGTCTGCGTTGCTGGCAAATCTGAGCCGAGTCGAAGTGTCGAAGCGCGGCGATGACAGGGTTGCTAACGTTGATGGGGTTGAACACCCCGTACCAGACCTGCCAACAACCTACGACGGCGCGTGCGGCGCGGTGATTGACCTGGATGCTGCACCACAACCAACCGCGAGCAAATGGACAGACAAGCACGTCCTGGCGGCTGGCATCCTGGCAGCCGAACCAGACGTGAGCGGGAGAGAGCTTTCACGTCGCCTGTATGGTGGCGATGGAAGTGGGGAGGCGTACTACCGCACGAAGGCTATTCGTGCGGATATTGAAAGCATAACGAAAGAGGAGCAAGATGAGATACGATAAACTTTTTGAACTGTGCTGCGATATGGCAGAGCAGATGGACACGGCAATGCCAATGTCCATCCCATCAAGCCCCGACGTGTCAACGGAAAAGTCAGCGCAGGCGGACATCACCCGCTTGCGCAACCTGTTCTGCTACCTCGTTGCTGAAATGGCGGAGGTGGAAGGAGAGATGACTTTCGCCTCGGCAAGAAAAATCTACCAGGACTTGGTGGTGGAGAGAATGGCTCAGGCGACATTCCTGGAGGACGGGCGATGACAACCCTTGCCGATTGGACACGGGAGGTGCGCAGGAACTACACCAGGATGTCACGGGATGAGGAAGCGGAGGCGTTACGCGACACCCTGGTGGAGCGCAATATGCCGCTGGTGCTAAGGATGGCCGAAAGCTTTAAGGGGCGCGGCGTGGCGTATGAAGACCTTGTGCAGGAGGGCTTCATCGGCTTGATGCGGGCCGCTGAGAAGTACGACCCTGCCCGTGGCAATCGCTTTTCGACGATGGCCGTCCCGTGGATACGGCAGGCTTTGCAGCGGGCGGTTGCAAACCACGGCAGGGTTGTGCGCCTGCCAGTCCACCTTCAGGAAAAATGGCGAAAGCTCCAAGCGGAAGAGGTGCGACTGCACGAGGAGATGGGGCGCGAGCCAGCCACGGAGGAACTTGCCGAAGCATCTGGTTTTTCATCGGCTAAGATAGAGGAGATGAGAAAGGTATGCCGGCGTATCTATAGCCTGGACATGCCGGTTGCTAGCGAAGCTGACGACACCTTTGCCGACGTCCTCCGCCAGGATGGGCACGAAGACGAAAGCATCCTGGCGGATGAGGTGCAGGCCCTCCGTCGTGCGATGGATAATCTCACAGACGAGGAGCAGCGTATCATCCGTCTGCGATACGGGATAGGGTCGGAGCCTATGCGCTGGCGGGAGATAGGGAGAGAAATGGGGATGTCGCACGAGTATTGCCGGCTGGTGTGCAATCGTGCGATTGCACGTTTGCGGGAGGTGCTGGGGTGAAACCAACGTGGGTTGTGGGAATAAAAAAAGCCGCCAGGGTAAAGACCCTGGCGGTGAAAGGAGCGAGAGATGTGATGGATGGGTGGTTCCCCCTTTATTATAGCACATCTCTCGCTTTCGGTTAAAGAATAATTATCCTGTCGAGTGTGGTAAGCTCGCTTTTCCAGGGCCTACCTGCCCTGTCAATCCCCCTGGCAGAGTTCTTCATTCCCATCCTGCCCATCCTGTTCATCATACCGCGGTATGCGGCCCAGGTTGCGTCAAGATGTGCTATCGTCGGTGTCTTCCATGTTCCATACAGATGGAACACTTCATCTTGGTATTCCGCCCTAATTTGTATGCGGTCGTTCCAACTTGTGAACACATAGTTTTCCACTAGTTGGGCCTGTTTCAACTCCTGCTTTACCGATAGGTAAGCAGGCCGTTCGGTGAAGCACGCTCCAAATATTTCCACAATAACCTGTGCTGCTTCTTGCAACGTCAGGTTGTGGAAATCCAAGTTGGTCATTCCATATTCAGCCATCTCGTAACGTAACTCCTTTAAGTCTCATCAGTGACGCTATTTGCGCCATACACGAGAATAGACAAGATTTCTCGTGTTTCGACTATTACAAGCCCATACCAACGAACGGATATTGCTTTGGGATGGGCATTGAATGGTCATACTCCCAATGCCTTACCATTGCAGGCAGGTCTTCAAGTGGCACCCCGCGTTCCGACATGTCTGGGTTGGCTACCACACACCAAACCCTCATATCTTTATCCCCTATGTGTTTTATGTACTCGTTGATATGGGTCAGCGTTGGGTCGGTATAAAAAACGTCAACCCAAAAGCTCCCATGATGGTAGCTTATTGAGAGCCGTACCCTCTCATTATAGGTTTCTATGTAGAAACTCCCTGCTGAATGTTGTTTTCCGTTTGCCTTAGTTAATATGCTGTTTTCGTGCCAGTAGGTAGGCAACCATTCGGTGCGAGCGTTCTTTTCGAGCACCCGCTTGAGAAAGGCTATCCCCCCCTCGGCATTATTATCTTGAACATATGTCGCAAAGTCATCCTCTTCCTCTGGTGCTCCGCACAACCCAAACTCCTGTAGCGAAGGGTAGTTAATCCCTACGAAACTGTGGATAGTCCATTCCAGATTTTCCCAGTTCGTTTGAATTATCAAACGTTTCAATCCATACTCAGCCATCTTTCAAACTCCTTTAACTAAGTAACAAGTCTCATCAGTACCGCTATCTGCGGTATACGTGAGGAGTGGCAAGTCTCCCCACGTTTCGACTATTAAATCAAACTTCGGCAAAAATAGGCCCGTTCACATCCTCGGCAAAAACATTGCCGAAGATAGGAACGGCCTTGAGGAGCTTACCAATTCGGACGCGCTCCGTGTGTGGCAGCGCAATGAACTTTTCCAAGAACGGCTCGACCCTCTCCACGGTTGCGCACCATGTTTCGTCATCCACGCGGCAGTCTGCTGCTGCCTCGCAGATTGCCTTGATTTTTTTCACTTCCTCATCAATGGAAATGGAAACGGGGGGTTCGGGTAGCTGGACTTGCAACCCAAGTCTTTGTATTAAGACGCCGATTTCCTGTTTTGTGGGTTGGCGGACAAGGTCCCTCTCTAGGAAGTCCATGCCCCAACCAACCGCGACACCGTTTTCCAGTCGAACGTCAACCCAGTGAACGGTCTTGCCGTTCACATTGAAGTACAATCGTGTCTTACCCCGCCCCTGCCATAGTTTTGCCGTCACCTCATCCCACTTGAAAAAATCTACTTTAATCATCTCAGCCCTCCATTTCTTTGCTATTGCTAACATCGCAATCGCTCCACTCTGAGAGGGGGGCGATTTTTTCCATTGCTTCCACCAAGTCACGCTCGGAAAAGAAGACCTTCTTGCCGTGGGGGGGCATGTCGCCCCGTTTGAAGTACAGTACAAACTCTGTTTCTGTGGCATCGGCCTCGTATGTGTATCCGTCTCGTTCAAACATCATTGCTTCCATCTCAGCACTCCATTTCTTTACTATTGCTAACTAGGAATAGTATACCATGCGCCAATGGTGTTGTCAAGTGGCAAAATGCCCCCCATTTTCCAGATGTGTTATAATCTATATATAGTGTTGTTTATCGCATGGGACTACTACATATGGGTATCGAACTTATCTCCATCGGGGCGGTGCTGGCTGTGTTGGCTTTTCTATGGGGCGCAACGAAATGGCTCATCAAGCATTTCGACCCTCATCTTATTCGGATGCTGGACAGCATAGACGGGTTCAAAGAAGTCGGTCGTGAGGTCAAGGAAATCGGTCGTGAGATGGTCACGACACAAAGCGATGTAGTCTCTGCAATAAATCGTGCTATTGACGTGTTTGAAACCCAACAGGAGTGGCTCGAACGCTTTGACGAGGTCGCGACCGAACGCCACAAACGGATTATGGAGCGGTTCGATGTCATTGACAACACTGTTACACAGGTGTTGTTTGCGCAGCATGATTGTCCAGTGAGGAAGGAAAAGAACGACTATGAATGAGAATACAACGTTTGGAGACATGGTCAATACCGGCATTGACACGGTGATTGACCAGATGAAACGCCACGTCAACCTGCCAACCGAGACCGAAAAACTAATCGAAGAAGCATTGCACCAGGCTGCCAACTACGGCGTGGAAGCTGCCAGCAAACTGGCGCAAGCGTTGCGCGAGCGGGTGGGAGAAGATGCTGCTTAACGACCAGCAGATAATCGCAGCTTTGAGCGACCATATCACCCCGTTTCACGCGCAGAAGCTGCGCTGGCGCGATGGGAAGCCCATCCTCAGCTATGGACTTGAGCCAGCAGGGTATACGTTTTCGCTCAGCGATGCATTCACTTTCCTGCGCAAGGATGTTTACGGGACTGTAGACCCGAAAATGACCAATGTCGAACTGTGGCAGGCGACACATCAGGACTGGATAGACGTGCAGGCAGGGCAATCCGTTTTGGCATGCAGTGAGGAGTATATCCGCATGCCTGCGAACGTCGTAGGCATGGTCACGGGCAAGAGCACGTATGCACGCTGCGGGTTGCTGGTGTACGTCACTACTATCGAACCCGGTTGGGCAGGGCAGTTGACCATTGAGCTTTTCAATGCCAGTCGCCTGCCCGTGAGGGTTTATGCGCACGAGGGCATCTGCCAGGTGCATTTCCACCGCATAGAAACGCCAGGAGCGGTCTATCAGGGAAACTACCAGGGGCAGATGGGGGTAAAACTTGGAACTGTCTGATATGGAGAAATTCCTCCGTCAATTTGAAACCCTTGAAACCCTTGTTGCTGCCAAAAATGCGGCGTATGGTGGGAGTTGGCGGCTTATGCGGCCGAGCACCATACGCGACCTCATCTCATGCAAGGTTGCACGCATTGAGCAGCTTGAGCATGGCGCACCAGACAACGGAGAGGGAATACGCGATAGTCTCCAAGACATAGCCGCATATGCCCTCTGGGAGCTTGTAAGGTTGCATGAAAAAGATTGAGCTTGACATCGCAAAGATTGAGGAGCTTGCCGGTAGTGGCTTGACAGAGCAGGAGATATGTCTGTGCATCGGTATATCTCGCACTACACTCTACCGTCGCAAGCGTGACGCTGCTGCCGTCGCAGAAGCCATAGAGCGCGGAAAGGCAAAGGCTCATGCAGTGGTGGCGAACGCGCTCTTTGAGCTTTGTAGAGAGCGCAATCTCGGAGCGATTGTCTGGTACGAAAAAAGCCGTTGCGGTATGAGTGAGGATGCCGAACTGATACGACGGATTGAGCAATTGGAGCAGATGCTTGAGCAAGACGATTAAAACCAGACTTGACCATCTTGAGCGGCGTTATACATCCGCCCGTAGCCCTGTGGATATCCCGATGCGTCTCCCAGAACCGCATGAGATGCAGCAGCGAATTATCTCTGAGGCGCGTCGCTTCAACGTGGCGTGCTTGGGAAGACGGTCCGGAAAGACCGTGCTCGGCACGCGGCTGGCGGTAGATGTCGCCAGGCAGGGCAAGCCTGTTGCGTGGTGTAGCCCCACGTACAAGATGTTATTGGAAGTGTGGCGTAGTTTGCGCCACACACTGCACGATTACGCCACACGCATATCAGACGCAGATAAACGTATAGACCTGCACGGTGGAGGATGCATTGAGATGTGGTCGCTTGAGCGTCCTGATGCGCTCCGCGGCCGAAAGTATGCCCGTGTTATCATAGACGAGGCGGCTATGGTGCGCGGACTTCAAGATGCATGGCAGCAGGTCATCCGCCCTACCCTGGCGGATATGAAGGGAGACGCATTTTTCTTTTCGACGCCGAAAGGCGTCAATTATTTTTGGCAATTATATCAAGACGCCCAGGACAAGGACGATTGGGCGTCCTGGCAGATGTCATCGCGTTGCAATCCCCATCTCCCCCCCGCAGAGATAGACGCTATGAAAGAAGAGCTTCCGGAACGAGTGTATGAGCAAGAAGTACTTGCGCGTGCGCTTGAGGACGGTGCGTTTTTTACCGGCATCCAGTCCTGCGTGTACTACGATCTGCCTGAGCACGCCGCCCCATACGTTGCTGGCATAGACGTTGGCAGAACCGACGACTACACGGTCGTCATGGTGATGGATGCACGGGCAAAGATTGTCGTGCATACCGAGCGTTTCACCGGCATCGGTTTTGCTGCGCAGGCAGAGCGCATCAAGGATATGTATGCCGAGTGGAAACCCGATGTCGTGATGGTGGAAATCAACTCGTTTGGTCGTGCGCTCTACGAGATGCTTGCGCACGCCATTCCGGTACAACCTTTCTCCACCACGAACCAGAGCAAGCAGCATATTATAGATATGCTGGCGATTGCGATTGAGAAGCAAACCATATCTATCCCAGATGACAAAACGCTCATCGGGGAATTGACACAATACACGCAGGAGCAACTTCCTGGCGGGTTGGTTCGGTTCGGCGCACCATCGGGCCAACACGATGACATGGTGATGGCGTTGGCTCTGGCTAATGCCGTGGCAGGAAATTACGAATGATAAAGTTTGTCGAGAGATATGATAACGGCAAGGTAAAAGCGACCCCACTGTCGTCTGTCGGAGGATGGTCGGAGCTACTTGGAGAGAGGGATACCGCATCTCTCTCACCAGCCGAGGCATACAACAACGTCGCGACGGTTTTTCGCTGCGTAGAAATCCGTTCCGGCGCGGTTTCTTCTATGCCGTTGGATTTGTACAAACGCGGGAGACTGCTCAACCGAGAGGGCAAAGAATTTTTGGCGTGGCAGGACGTGCTGCGCAATATACTGGTGGAGATAGAGGAGAATTTGTGCCTGTTCGGCCGCGCATACATCCACACGCCTCGCAACGGCGTCGGGTTCTCATCACCAGGCGATTTTTACCTCCCACTCCCGCATACCATATCCATTCAATATGCTGCTGATGGGGAGATTGCATACTTTGTGCGTAGCGGACGTGCAACGATGGTGCAAGAGATACCGACAGAAGAAATGACTTGGATGTGGTATCCCTCCAAGTCATACGAAAATCATCCTGGCGGCGGCCCCCTCCACCGCGTGCTCGGTGAAGCTTCCACAATGCAAAACATCGCACTTTTCAGTCAGCAATATTTCAAAAATGGTGCTATATCTCCAACGTTGTTTTTCTTTGGCGATGGTTCGGCTTCCGTACCGTATCGCGTGACTGACAGTGAGCTATCCAGTTTTCAGTCCCTCATGAGGCGTGTTATGGGGGGTGTCAAGAATGCGTTCAAGATATTCGCCTTCCGCGGGAATGTTTCGATGCACACAATCGGGGCAAAGCTGGCGGAGAGCGGGTCTGATAAGGAATATCCACGCGCCACGACGGAGATTGTCCGCGCGTTCGGTGTGCCGAAATCGCTTGTGGACAGTGAAACCGCTACATACGCGCACGCAAGTGCTGATATTTTTAATTTGTATGACCAGACCGTGCTTCCGCATCTGCAAGCCCGCATCCTTACTCCGCTCAACGAATGGTTGGCATTGAGTGGTCTGCGGGCAGAAACACGCGAAGATATGCTCGAATGTTACCAGCAGTATGAACTCCAAAAATCGCAGGCTGTGGCATCACTCGTTGGCGGACCGGTATGGACTGTCAACGAGGGGAGGGCTTACCTGGGCAACGAACCACTGCCAGGGGGAGACACGATTGGCAGCGGCGCGGGGGATAGCGGTGTCGAGGCGGCGCGTGCATGGAAAGCCGCGCACGATGCGATGTGGAGCGATTATCCGTGACAGAGCGCGAACGCCAGATTTATAATGCGTTGCTGCGTGTCTTTGCACCGTATGTCACGAGCGTGGCGCAGTCAATCTTTTCATCAGGCACGTTCGACATTGCTGCCCTTCCGCAAGCCATGCAGCGGGTCTTGATACGTGAGCTTGAAGCAGCGTACATCAACAATGCAGACGAAATGGTTTTGCGTGACGACCTGCCTGGCGTGGACATAGACGAGATAGGCACGGTTGCTGGGGAGTGGGCGCAGCAGCACACAAGCGGGCTTGTGGTCGGCATCACGGATAGCGTTCGCAAGCGTCTGCGCTCAATCACGCAGTCATTCCTGGACACGACGGGAATGACCAGAAAAGAACTGGAAGAGAGGATACGCACCGTTGGGTTGTCAGAAACGCGAGCGGAGGCAATCGCAATCACAGAAGTGACGCGAGCGAACTCTGCGGCGACAAATGGCCTGAAAGACCACTACCGCGAGAGATACAACCTTGACTATCTTCGCGTGTGGCAGACCAACGAAGACGACCGTGTTTGCCCTATCTGCGGCCCTCTTGACGGCAAATCTGAGCAGTATTGGCGAACCCGCTTCCCTTCCGGTCCGCCTGCGCATCCACGCTGTAGATGCGCGACGGCATTGAGGTTGAAGCGATGAAAATAAGGCTCAACACAAAGGCATACGATGAGATGAAACAGGCACTTTCTGGTGGCTCTTGGCTTCGGCAATTCACGTTGATGGTCGCCACCAGGATGCACGAGCTTATCTCAAAGTATCCGCCAGCCACGGCAGCGAACCGTCCGAAGCGCGGGGAAACGCACTACGAGCGCGGGTTGGGTAGTGTGTACACGCGAGTGGGGGGAGGAAGGTCCGTCCGGAAGACCTCGGAGATGCTCGGCAGGCGGTGGGATATTCTTCCAGGAGCGAGTGGCACGACGCGACTGCGCAACAACGCCAGCTATGCAGGCTATGTCCACGACGCTCGGTACCAGGCGTGGTTTCACGGCGACCGCGGGTGGCGGACAGACGAGGAGGTTATCCGCCAGATGGCGGACGCAGGAGAATTTGAGGACTTTGCCGAGATTGTGATAATGAAGGATGTGCTATGAGCTATTGCGATATTGAAGACATCAAGCGATACCTCGGCATAACCGAGGACAGTGACGATGCGCTGATAGAGCAGTCTATCCTGGCGGCAAAAACCGCCATAGACGCCTATTGTGACACGGTTTTTGATACGACTGAGGACATCCCCCGGTACTTTTCATCGCGGGATGACGGGATATGGGGAGCATATTTGCATCTGGGGCGCAACAGGCTTGCAGCAACACCGACATCCGTTTCCATCGCAGGCACGGATGTCACCAGCGATATTATCCCAATGCCGAACGAAAGACCAATTACGCAGCTTTATTTGATGAGCAACGCACCCCAAACATGGCGTGACAGCGGTGACGACCCTGCTATCAGTATCTCAATCACCGGCAAATGGGGATACAGCACAACCGCCCCGACCGACATCAAACAGGCTGCTGTCATCTGGGCGTCTTTCCTCTACCAGCAGAAGGATGCGTTTATTGATGGCACGGTCGCAAGCTCATCGGAGGAGCGTAGGAATGTAATCCCAGGCGTGCCCAGGGGCGCAATCCACTTACTGGCACCATACAAGAGGGGGTGGTGATGGCGAACATTGAGCAAATACGAGGAATATTGCAGGAGAGGCACCGTCAAATCACCGGCATAAAGACCGCGCCGGTGTATCCCCCACGAAAAATTGAAACATCGCAATTGCCTTGCGTGCTCTTGAGGACGGCGCAAGGAAAGTGGGGGCGTGCGCAGACGGGCGACAATATGCAGGAGCGCACATTTATTGTGGAGGTGCTCCTGGAACCGCTCCCGCAAAACCTTTTTGCGGTCAATGAGCGGCTCATTGACCAACTCATTCAGGCATTTGGGGAGCACTATCACCAGATGCAAGATGTTACGTCAGGCACGTGGATACTCTACAACAGTCTGACGGATAGCGGATGGCAGATACTCCGTTTTGGTGCGGAGTACGTTGGATTTACTTTTGATTTGACTATACGAATTGGAGGCTAAAGAATGGCACGAACAGAGTTGACGGTTAGCAACAAGCCCGCGCGGTTTGCAACAAGCGGAACCACCCTAACCAAGAACACCGTGACAGACGGGACGGGGGACAGCGGGTATTACGCCGTGTTTAACGGCGATTTGATTATGGTCGTCGAGACCTCGGCAGCAGCGGTGTGTACCGCCGAGGTTCAAGGGGGCAAGTTCCCACCACTGAACGAAACCATCAACGACGTAAGCGTCACGACGGGGTCAACTAGCGGGGACACGGCCGTCTATTACATATCGGAAGTCGGGTATCGCAACTCCACCAACGGTCGCTGCGAGATAGACGTGACTGGAGACGGTTACATTATGCTGTTCCCGGCATAGAGGAGGAATATCATGGCAACACCAACCCAGACATACACCGGTGTGCGCCTGCAACTCAGCGTCACACCAGGTAGCGAAGTATTTGACG